CTCTCATTGCGATGGGTCTTTTTGCAAAGTATGGAAATTCCTGTATTTCAAGAGACGCAAACGACTAAAGGAACGGAAAACGGATCCTGCTTAGGCAGAGAAGGTTAACTTTCAATTCTTTTAGGAGTACTACAATGAATACACTTCAAATCATCAAAAAGCAGATCAACAAAGCATCTGCTCTTCACGATGCACAGATTAGTCACACTTCTTATCGTGGTGTTGATTATCAATGTAAGCACCAATCTGAGGAAACTCATGGTACTTTCTGTTATCGTGGTCGTACTTACAACAAGTGAACTTGTCACACTATAGATAATCTGTTATAATTGGGGGAGTTTACTCCCCCCTTTTTTATGGAGAAAGATAAACTCAAACTGATTGTAAGAAATTTAAGACTTCTTGTTGACGCTTTAGAATCAGAGGTGTATTCTAATCCTGATTCCTATATAAACAATACAGAAGAGATGCTTCCACCCTTACCAGATTACGATGAGGTTTTTGAAGATGACGAATGATGATTGGAGGTACTCCGAAGAAAGACTCAAACTTCGTGAGGAGTGTCTTAAAATTTTGTTAAATAGATATGGTGGAGTAAAAATCGAAGAAGTTTCATATTCAACCCAAGACATTTATGAGTGTGTTGACACTTGGATCTCACAAGGAAACAAGATTAGTCATGGAATTGTTGCATACTTCAACGCGTATTTCAAAGATGAAAACAAAAAAAGCTATCAAATACATTCTTAAACATCCAGAACTTTTTACTGAAGGTGAATTAGTGTATGTTGAACTAGTAAAGAAAGCAAGAAAAGAAACTAAGTTAAAGAAGAAACATGAATCATGCGAAACTAATCTCAGTAACTCCTGAAGCTGAGCAACACATTGCATATTGTGCGCGTGTGTCCAACCCTAACAATCAGGACAATGAGAAATTTGCTGGACTTCTAAAATATTGTATCAAACATCAACACTGGAGTATCTTTGAACAAGCATTTATGACTCTAGAGATTGAAACCACTCGTGGTATTGCCGCACAGGTTTTAAGACACAGATCATTTACCTTTCAAGAGTTTAGTCAAAGGTATGCATCAACAGAACTTCTGACTAATGTTGAACTTCCTGAACTTCGTCGTCAGGATGATAAGAATCGTCAAAATTCAATTGACGATCTTGATCCTGAGGTTGTTGATAAACTCAATCGTCAGATGGTTACCTTGTTTAGTTCGGCAAATAGTTTATACAAACAAATGCTTGAATTGGGAGTTGCAAAGGAATGTGCAAGATTTGTCCTACCACTTGCTACGCCGACTAGAATGTATATGTCTGGTTCAATCCGAAGTTGGATTACCTACATTGCATTGAGAAGTGCTAACGGTACTCAGAAAGAACATATGGAAATTGCAAAATCTTGTAAAGAGATATTTTGTAAAGAGTTTCCTATTATTTCTGAGGCTCTTGAATGGTAAATAAATATTAACAAATGATGTGAGGTAAAGATTTTGGCTAGTTATCCGGTAGTTAATACTGTAACGGGGGAACAAAAAGAAGTAGTGATGAGTGTCCACGATTGGGATCAATGGAGATCTGATAATCCAGATTGGACAAGAGACTACTCAGACCCCTCCACGATGCCTGGTGTAGGCGAAGTGGGTGAGTGGTCTGATAAACTTATGAAGACTCATCCAGGTTGGAATGATGTCCTTAAAAAGGCATCAAAGGCTCCAGGTGCAACAGTAAAACCATTTAAATAGTATGCCAGCAAGAAAGAATAAGACAGGTGTCGGATCAACTAATCCAGTCCCATTTGGTATGAGTAATAGAGTCATGAAAAGAAAAAAACCAATCAATCTCGACTACATTAAAAAGATTGAACCAATTACTGAAAACCAGGAAGTTTTCTTTGAGAAATACAAATTAAATCAAAATCTCGTGGCATATGGTTGTGCCGGCACAGGAAAAACCTTTATAACCCTTTATAATGCCCTTCTAGATGTTTTAGACCCTAAGACCCCATACGAGAAGATTTACATCGTCAGGTCTCTCGTACCTACCAGAGAGATTGGTTTCCTTCCAGGAGATCATGAAGACAAGTCATCTTTGTATCAAATTCCATATAAGAACATGGTGAAATACATGTTCGAGATGCCTGATGAGGCATCTTTTGAAATGTTGTACAACAATTTAAAAGCACAAGGAACCATTTCCTTTTGGTCTACTTCATTTATTCGTGGTACAACTCTTGATAATGTGATTGTAATTGTAGATGAGTTTCAGAATCTTAATTTTCACGAACTTGATTCTATGATCACTCGAATTGGAGAAAATTCAAAATTAATGTTCTGTGGTGATGCATCTCAGTCTGACTTGACAAAACAGAATGAAAGAAATGGTATTGCAGACTTCATGCGTATCTTGACTAATATGCCGTCTTTTGATACAATTGAATTTGATGCAGAGGACATTTGTAGAAGTGGTCTTGTGAAAGAGTACATCATTGCCAAACTAGAGCTAGGTATGTAATGTTTAATCATGTCCAAATTGAATACCCATCTCTCAGTAGAGAAACAATTGATGGAGTAAGATATTATGATACACCTGATGGTCAAAAACTAGTTTCAATTACATCTATTATTAGTCATTATAATCGTGAAATCTTCATTAAATGGAGAAAGAGAGTTGGTGTTGAAGAAGCGAATAAAATCAGTAAACAATCAACAAGTCGTGGCACTGACATGCATACACTTGTTGAAAAATATATGTTGAATAAAAACTTACCATCTGTTCAACCATTGTCTGAATTTTTATTCAAACAAGCCAAGTCTGATCTTGATAGAATTAATAACATTCATGCAATAGAACAGGCACTCTACAGTAAAAAACTTGGAGTTGCAGGCACTGTTGATTGTATTGCCGAGTTTGATGGTGAACTTGCTGTCATAGATTTCAAGACAAGTAAAAAACCTAAACCAGAGAAATGGATTGAACACTATTATGTTCAGTGTGCAGCATATGCATGTATGTTGTATGAAATGACCGGTATTATGGTTAAAAAATTTGTTATAATTATGTCATGTGAAAATGGAGAAGTTGAAGTTTATGAGCAATATGATAAGGGAAAGTACATCAACCTTCTCTCAAAATATATTAGAGAATTTGTTGAGTTTAAATTACAACAACATGCATGAATCTGAAGAAACAAACATCGATAAACTTATCGATAAAAAGTTCTACAATAGTAGAACTTTTGCTGAAGAGATTGAAAATATTGTAAAAGACAATATTGACATGAAGTATGTTGATGCTATAGTATATTTTTGTGAAAAGAATAATATCGACATTGAATCTATTCCCAAACTAATTTCAAAACCTCTTAAAGAAAGATTGAAAGTAGAGGCAATGGAATTACATTTATTGAAACGCACATCTCATGCAAAACTCCCTATATGATACCTAAGGTGCAACCTTTTGATGTTTACAAGTCTTATCTCGGACTGAAAAACCACTTTACAAAAAATAATTATGACTACCACCGATATGGTGGTAAGTCAAGAGCATCAATTCAATCGTTTTATAAACGTAAAGACCGTTTCTTTTTCGAGAAGTTAAGCAGACAAAAAGATGACACAGAAGTTATCGAATTTTTTGTATCTAATTTTGTCAGTTGTGACGATCCTCAGTCTCTTTGGATTGGTGAGATTGTTCGAAATGGAGAACAAAATTACACCGACTGGAAGAGACGCCTTCAATCTTTATCTTATACGTTCAAATCGGAAGTAGAAGGTATTTTTGAAGGTAAAGACTTTGACTCAATGTTTAAAGTTGAAGGATCAAAACATCCTCAAATCGTTAAAGAATATTTGGGCAAAAGTCTATCACTTGAATCATTTGTTATTTTAAATAAAATTTTAGGATTTAAAAATGAGTTTGATGATAAGATGGATGACCCTGTTTGGAAGTTTTTGTCTATGAGAATAGACAAATATAATTCCTTTATACATATAGATGTATTTAAATACAAAACAATTCTTAAGGAGATAATCTTAAATGAAACTTGAAAATAGTACAGTTCTTCAAAATCTTAAAGAAAGAAAAACTGAAATTGAAGTAGAGATTGGTAAAATTAATGAGATGTACCTAAAGGTATGTGGTGCAATTGAAGTATTGGATCAGATTGAGAATTCGACTGAAGAAGATACGGTAGAAACACAAACTGAAGAAGAAACAAAAGAAACTGAAGTGGTACAATGAGTTTTTTCCAATCGGAAATAGTCCAGGATGAGATGAAAAGAATCGCCGAATTGCAAGAAGCAATATATGAGAAAATCTTTTCATTCTCATCCATGACAAAAGAGGATAAACTTGAACACATTGAAATGTTGGACGAGTTGTTGAAGAAACAACAAATTCTTTATGCTAGAATGAGTTTGTCTGATGACCCACAAGCAAAAGATATGAAAGATAAC